CGCACGTACTATGTGAATCTTCCGTACTATTTCTACGGGAACCCCGAACTCTCGTTACCAATCACGTCTCTTGATCGTCAGGACGTCGAGGTTTGGGTCACATTCAACAATTTTTCCAACTTGACGTCCTTTTCCGTGACGAATCCTACACTCGCCGCGACCATAATCACAGAGTATGCGTACTTATCAAACCCAGAAATTGATTGGTTCAAAAATCATAGATTGGACTATGTTATAACTCAGTGTCAATACGACTCTTTTCAACTTGCACAAGGGTTTCAATCTTCTATTTTCAATCTAAAATTCAAAAATCCCGTCAAAGAACTCTTTTTCCTGATACACCCTAACTCGAATTTACCTTATAATTATACAACTCCCGGAGGGAGCTTGGATACTTTGACGTTTGGTCTCACATTCAACGGTGAAGATGCTTTCTTGACTTCGACCATAAACACCTTGTATGTCGGGGCTATTGAGCCTTTTCTGACGCACGTGAACTTTTTCTCCCAGCCAAATAAGATTACGACGCAACAACCGAATCAGTACGGTCGTCAGTTTTACATGTACGCGTTTTCGACAAATCCGTTCGGGACGCTTTCTTCCGGTCAAGTGAATTTTAGCCGTATACGCCAAGTTCTCTTGGAAATGAATATAAAAAACTCGTCACTCAATTATCCCGCCAAGACATTCAATGTTATAGCTCTGAGTCAAAATATTTTACGGATCGAAAATGGAATTGCAGGTGTTATGTTTCATTAAGACCAACGACCGGACGTAAAAGTCCTCAAGGAGGGGGACCCTGCGGGTCCCGACGGGGAACATTTTGTTCCCCTTTACTAGAGATGGCCGGTCGTGCCAGTTTGTCTTTTTTGGGTCAAGAGGACATTTCACTGAGTGGCGACCCCCAAGTCACATACTTTATCGAAAAGTATCAGGGTCAGACCCCGTTTGCGTATCGGGTCGACAAGGTTATTTTCGATGAAGCTGGCGTTTCTTTCGGTTCCGAAAATCATAGAACCATACCAAAGTCGGGCGATCTCATCACGGGCATGACTCTGTACACGGCGTTCCCGACCCCACCAGCCGGTGTTCAGGTTCTCGACTCGGTTGGGACCCTCATGTTTCAGTACGTCGAGTTGTATATAGGAACCGAACTCATCGAACGTCTTTATGGAGAACACATTGAGATGATGTATGATTTGACCATTCCCAAGGGGAAACAACCCGCCTTGACCTTCTTGGACGGCAAAAACTTGACGTACTCCATGTCCCCTCAACTCGCGTACACAGTCCCCCTCCCGTTTTCAACGTTTAAAAAGGGGCTGCCCCTGTGTGCTTTCAAGGAGGACGTGACGATTCGCATCGTCTGGAACCCATCAACGTACTTTACCGTTCCACAAACACTCATCACGACACCATTCACTGCGCAATTGAACATAGAGTACACGTACCTTTCTGAAAAGGAGATTGCGTACATGCGTAAACCGCGGTTTCAGATATTTGAACAAGTTCAGCTGAACCAGTTCTTCGCGCCTTACCCTCTGAGTACCGTTCACTGTCGCCTTGATTTTTATAACCCAACCAAGGAACTCTTTTTTGTTTTACAACAAGACTCTGCGCGAGGGTATGATTATAGCAACACGGCAACTGCTGCTTCGCTGACGGGGACTATAGGTACAGGCGACATTTTGAATCAGCTCGAATTTGATTTCAACACGACGACCCGTATAGAACCCATCGTTGGAACTCCCCAGTTTCTACGAATCATCCAACCCCTCGAGTTTCATACCCGTGTTCCGGACCGTTTGTTTTACATGTATTCGTTTTCTCTTGACCCAGAAGGTGATGATCCATCAGGCTCTGTGAACCTCTCACGAATTCAAGCTCAAAATTTGTACTTGTCCATGAATCCCAACCCCACAAACGTCAATATTAGAGTCTATGCCGTGTCATACAACTTCCTCGAAACTTCAAACAACTCGGCAAAGGTCACCTTTTCCAATTTTTTCTAGTTAGAGACCTGTCGCTCTTTTGCCATAAGATGCGAACAGGCGACGGTGAAATGGACACGTCCCAGATCGAGAGTACGGCGATGGACCTTTTCTTGCCCGTCATGGAGTCGGCGACGGTTCTGGCCGCACACTACGCAAAAGCGTGTGGCCGAACATGCATCACAGCTCAGGACATGAGTTATGGGCTCATGTACGCAGCTCGGAACGTCACCGGAAAGCATATAGGGTCTTTGTATCCGGAGGTTTATGAAGAGTCCGAGTCGGACGGGGCAGGCGACTCGTCCGGTTCCGAGGAGGAGGAAGAGCCATGGGCGCGATACGAAGGCGCTGATGATGAGATGGCTCTCAAAATGAACGAGTGTGCCGATACGTGGAACGCGTGGACTCCAGAGAATCCAACAGAGCGTGCGCTGAAAAACGCCGTTGACAAAAACTCCTTTTTTAATAAGGAATGACCCGTGTAAAGTATTGGGTCGTAGACGAAGACGGTGAAGAACCAGAAGAAATCACATATTCGAATATAATTGAAGAAGAAGATTTCGAAGATGAGGACCCTCCAGAGGGATTCGAGGGTGCCCAAAAAGGGTCTGACATTACCGAGTCTTCAGAGAAAACGACTGGGCGGGAACGGGCGGGGCCCGTTCCCTGGGACCCAACTGAAAATTTTTTTGCTTATATATAATAAATGTCCGGTGTTGTGTCTTCCGTGGCTCTCCAGCTCGAGGCCCAGTCTCTGAATATGATTGTTATGGGGTTCACTTTTGCCGCCGCCATCAGCTGGTTCCACGCCGTCCGATCCATGGTTGAGAAGTTTGTCAAGACGAATGGAAGCGCCCAGAGCGACGTGGTTGCCGCCCTCGCCACCACCTTCTTGGCCATTGTTGTCTTCATGGTCATCAAGGCTGTGGCTCGCAACGTCACCGTCAAGAACCCAAGCGACGTCGTGTATGCCGTCACGGCCTAAGAACCGACTCGCGGGACGAGTCGGACAGGGGCTGGTGCTGGGGCAGAACCAACTTGGCCCCCCTTCGGCCAGCTTCTATAGGCGACAAAAGCCCCAAGAAGAACTAAAATGATGATCCACCAGTGAAAACGCCTTTTTGGCTCGGGTGGTGGAGGCGGTTGAACTTTCATCGCCTCCACGATTCGCTTAATTTGAATCTCCTCCAGGGGTTGAGGAGGTGGGAGTGTTGGTTCAGGGTCGGGCGTCAGGTGGAGACGCAGGATAAAGGCGTTTGTGTCCCACCCTCGGAAATCAAGGGGAGTTCCGGACTTGTCGACCCACCGAACCGTCAGGCGTTGGAGCGAGTTTATGGGTTCAGGGTAATCGATAGATATATTGTAATCCTTGTTTTCATGGAAGTTTTTGATACAGGCCGATCCAACATCCATCAAAATAGGCGCAAATGATCTATTCGCATTTGAACCTGAAACTGTACCCGTCGTTCCCTGAAGCGCCCCCGTGTCCACATTGAATGGGGTCCGAAGCTCATCAATGTCGAGATACACGTACTCATTCAGGGAAAAGTCAACGAGGGTCGTACTCCGTACAATGTATTTTCCCGAATACGCTGGATCTAACGGTCCTGCTAAAGAAGACGAGTATGTTCCCAGTGGAAGACCCACCATAGTTGCAAACTCCTGACTCTGAACAGTCAGTGTAAATGCAGATGCGGATGAAAAGATATAGTGCCCTTCTTCTGGGACATAGTTGAGTGCCAGAGTGCTCGTCTGCGATGAAACGTCCTGAGCTAACGTGTATGCCGAATAGAACCCTTGGTTCAAACTCACATTACTCGTGTTGAGTGAAAAAACGTTCGATCCGTTTGTTAAATTGTACATGGTGTTGGGAACACGGGCCGAGACCAGATCGACCCGCTCGATGTTTCGGATCGGTCTGGTTAGGTAAAGTACGTAAGAATTGCCTGAAGGGTACAGGTTCGCGTCTCTGTTGGTTGAATCGGCGAACAAGAGTCTCATCTTCTAAAGTATCTAAGGATTAAAAGATCCGAAATTGTTTATTGTGTACGACCCCTGAATCCCCTGACCAGCTGCACCGCCACTAGCTATACCTCCAGATGGACCAAGTGGTCCATATTGATTAATAAATGAACCGGTGGGGCCACTCCAATAGTACTGATAAGCCGCATACGCCCCACCCTGTCCACTTTGTCCTACATTACCGCCATTGCCGCCCAGTCCGCCGACATCTACAGGGAAATTACTGAATCCACCGGGAGTGGCGGGGGGTTGCGGATAGTGATTGATGGTCCCTCCAAGTCCCCCAAAACCTCCTGGGCCACCACCACTTTGAAGATTTGTAGAGGGTTTTCCATTCGTGGCAGGCTGGGCGCCGTAGTAGCCGCCGGCGTAACCCGTCGGCAAGGCGCCCGCCGGGTTGATCGCGGCTGGTACTAATGACCCAGCCGTACCTCCGGGAACTGTAGCGTATAGACCACCACCTCCAGCGGCACCGCCGCCGCCACCGGAAACGAAAGCACAACCTCCAGCTGCGCCACCGCCGCCGCCTCCATTAATTGTTCCATAGTTATAAAATATTACGGGGTTTGGCCCCGGGAGTATAAGAGCCGGATTTCCGGGTGTACCTGCAATGCCAACGGCCCATTGAACACTAGAGGCATACGGCCAAGACCCTCCCGCTCCTCCGAGGCCAGTTATATAAGAACTTCCATCTAAATGCACATTTAGGCCACGTTGATTTGCTCCAATTTGACAAATAGTTGATGGACTGGGACCAGAATAAAATTGAGAGCCTTGTATGTTCAAATCTGTTTCATTATTTGATTGTGAAAAAACGAGTCTGGCCTGACCACCCTGTAGACATGCAGCACTCGTCGAAAAGGGGGTCATGGGTCGCGGCGTCCCTGGTTGCGCAAGAGGCGTGTTATAATCCGCCCCAAACCAGTACCTTCCCGTTCCGTTTCGCACAGCTCCCAATGGGGCTGGCTGTCCCGCACTGCCCCCGCTCGTTCCCGCCCACTGACTTATTCCGGCGAGAGGTGTTCCGACGGGCGCTTGGACTTGCCAATACGTCACGGACATCTAGTATTTAAAAACAAAATTTCCTGTTTAAGAAATGTACAAAAACGTCAAGGAAATCATAAGCGCATCCGATGCGTCTCGACTCGCTCAGCTCGTTCGGGACCAGCCTCTCCG